TAATAAAGTATCTAACATCAATTGTTTACCAACAGCATTAACCAAGTTAGGGAACTCTTCAGTCCACTTTACGTTGCCTTCTGCATCACGGCACTCAACATGGTAATAACCAGCTATACCAACAGTTTCTTGGCCTACGGCGTTTGCTTGTAGGGTAGCTACTGCGCTATCTCCAAACCCTTGTTTCTCTTTGTACATAAAAACTCCTAGTTAAGTTATTTAACAGGTACCCGAACCTGTCCACTACGATAAGCATCTTGCCTATTTTTACCATCTCCAAGCTGTTTAAGCAAGAACATTGACTCGTCAAACCTGTTTTTATACAAGGCAAGCATGTCTGCTTCGCCTTTCATGTATGTAATCGCTTCCATCAATGTGCCGTTCAACAGCGCTGAATCAAAATTATCACCTAACCAAGAAGTTCCAGAGGTAACAATTGATTGTGGATAGTAGAAATAATGCAATTCAACGTTGTAAGATTGATTCGGAGTTGGGCCTAATAAAATAGATAACTCAGTTGGAGCGCTTAATTGAGGTCCAAAAATAGCGTAAAACTTAGGAATTCCTGTGGAAGTAGGAGAAGGATAGGCCTCTCGAATGTAGTTAACATCCTTGTCCAATAGATACGTGTACTCGCCTGTAGTTCCTATTACTGCTAAAGAAAAAACAGATAAAAAATCATCAGGGCAGCCTAGATATTTATTACTGGCAGTCAATGTTCCTGTTACGTTCTTACGTAACGCAGGCAACTGCACTGAGTTATATATCTTTTGTTCCGCTTGATCAATGAACGTATTCATGTCCACTGTAGGAAACGTATTTTCCGTATAGTCTTCAACAGCGGTAACTAATTCTGCGTAGTTCATTATGACATCCTAATCAAGGCTTCTTGGGCGGTGTTTGCAGGCATAACCACATTAAACGAGTTAGCTTGCCCTGCGTTTTGATCTTGACCAAAGTTATAAACAGCAACTGCTTTGTTGCCTTTACTGCTATTGTAGATTAGAGCACCCCTGGCAGTAAAGGTCGCCCCTGTCCAAGTTACTGGGGTGTTAAAACTAATATAAGCAGTGCCAAACCCTGTGTTGATGGTTGCACCAGTCAAAGTTTTACCGCCTGCCGTATATCCGCCGCCTGTAGCCACTTCGCCCACGGTCGTATATACAGTTGTATCCGCACCCAAAACAGCGTCACTTGTATACAAAGCAATTTTAAAAACATCCGTGCTAAAGTTATGCACAGCCTGGTACAGCTCGGCTTTAAAAGAGGTAGTCTGGGTTTGAGTAATGGGCATGGTCTACCTAGGTAATAGTTACTGTTAAATTACCAGTGAAAGTATACGCCACCGTAGGGCTAGATAGGGACTCAGGTATCATTCCAATTGAACCAATTGCACTGTCCCCAATCTGACCAAGGAACACGTTAAACTGGTCGTCTGGGGTTGGTCTTGGCTGGTACAAGGCAATCGCGTCTGAGACGTTACGGCGAGGCTCTAACTGCGGGTGTTTAGGGTCATAACACTCTTGGCAAACCTTGAGTGCGTTCCACTGAGTGCGAAGGCTGTTAAGCAAAAAGCGTTGACCGCATTGGTCACATATACCCCACGCTTTTTTGCCGTAAGCATAGCTACTCATGGATACATAGTCCTTTCAGGGACTGCGTAATAACTTGCACGATCTCGGTCAGCATCGCCGATGAGCTTGAAGTTCTCTTCGTAGATTTGCTTAAGCAAAGTGATTCGGTCTGGAGCCACTTTAAGTGACAAGAAATAAGCCAAACCTGCCACTAAACAAGGCAAGAACCTAAAGTTTACATCCGCTGTGTTGGTGTAGTTTCCTGCGTCCTCGATGCGACGGATAGCGTAGTACACAAAAGTGTAAGGCACGGAATCGTCAGGGCACGGAAAGAAATACACCTTGGGTGTGATTGTTCTTTGGAAATACACCTGCGCAGGACGGCCTAATGTGCCGCCCTTGTTAGGCGTGTGTAACCATTCTGCCTGGCTAAAACGATTAACAACAACGTCAATGTTTTGGTTGCCCTGCGGAGAACGAACTACTGTTGAAAGCACATCTACAATGTTAGCCGGGAGATCGTACTCAAAATCGCCTGCTACCAAAGGTAATGTGTGTTCTTGAATAGTCCAAAGGTTCAAGCCACGACTAGCCCATTCTGCAAAAAGCAAGTTTAAAGACCGGCGTGCCGTTCTTAGGTCATACCCGGTACGAGTTTCAATGCCGCAACGTTCATACGCTTCGGCAATAATTTCCTCAATATCCAGGTCGAAACTAGTCGTCCCTGAAGTAGCCATAAATTACATCTTAACTTTTGTAGAAGTCATTGAAAGTGCTTTTTTGTCCGCTGGCACATCTACTGTACCTGCGTACTTTTGCTTGTCAAAATCAACATCCACGCTTTCAGGCTTTTTGGCCTGTTCAGTAGACATAGACATAACAGCTCCACAACCCTTAATTGCTGCGCCGCAGCCACGTTTCTTAGTCATGATAGTTCCTTATTTGCAACCACGTTTCATCATACCACCCACTTTTTTGTGGGCGACCTTTGCTGGCTTGCCTGCATGGCTTGCCAACTTTTTGTCTTGCATCTTGTCATAAGCTGAAGGCTTTACGTCTCCACCTTTAGCGTATGCAGATTGAGGAGCAATCATCGGAAGATTTTTGCTCATTTTACCCGGCATTAATGCACGACCTTGACGGTCAGCAATTGCACCTGATTTCTTTTTAGTTGCCATAGCTTCTCCACCTTTCTTCATTTTCATAGAACCGCAGGCTTCCCCGCCGTCTTTCATATAGCCCATTTTGTTACGAACGGATGTCGGTAATTTAGCTAATCCAGGATTAGCTTTTTTATCAACGGATTTCATTTTACTGCCTTTCCTGGCTTTTTAGCCGTTTTAGCTGATTGAATAAACGCCTGTTTTGTAGGCGCACCTTTTGTTCCAACTTTACGCATTTTCTCACCAGAACCCGCAGCTATGCGTTTTTTCTTTGCAGCGATATTTGCATACAATCCAGGCTTAGTTGCCATTATTTACTCCCCCAATGCCCCATTAAAAATCCAACAATTCCCGTAATGGCGCTTACTGCACCGCCCGCCCACATTAATGTTTTCCAACCACCACGAGCCTCTGATAAGGTTTTGTTAATTTCGGCTAAAGACTTTTTAATCTCTTCCATGTCTTGAACCATTTTATCCATATCGGTTTGTAGATGCCTGATCTCAGATGCGTGTGTGGCTAGTTCTCTGGCTTGTTCCATTAGATCACTCATTTAGCACTTCCATCTTTTTAAAGAGGCTGCCTTACGAGTAGGCTTGCCATTTTCATCTTTCATCGGACCAGGCATACCAGACATACGAGCGCAGAATGACTTCTTGCGTGCACCGCCTTGTGGTTGTGGGGCTTTTAGATTAGAACCCGTAGCCTTGTTGTACTTGGCTCTTCCCTTGGCAGTAAGCCCTGCGCCTTTTGACACAGGGAGCTTCTCGCCACGGCCTACTGCAAGAGAAGGAGTCTTCTTAGCCATAGTAAATCTGTGCTGAGTCAATATCGCTCATAAGGGCATAAATTCCATTACGCGCTACGATACCTTCTGCAGGGATAACAGGGGCATTTTGGTACTCGTCTGTTGCCTGAGTCTCATATGTCAGTAACCAACGATTTACACCGCTAACGTATGCTGCTGTTGGGGTAAGTGTAATATTCCCAGTGTTGATGTCAGTTAGCGTAAATGTGTCTGCGCCCGTTCTAGTAATTACATAGTTACCGTCTGTGGCAGAACCACCAGTACCAATGTTAAAGTGAATACCTACAGTGTCTCCAGTATTAAGCCCGTGAGCTGTTTTGGTTACTGTTACTGTAGTTCCTGAACGGCCATATGTAACCCCTGCAGTTACTGGAGCTGTAGTTGTATCAAATAAAACTAAATCACCGCCAGCACCAAAAAACGAAACGCCCTTGACACGGTTTCGTCCAAGAACAAAGAAACCACTTTGGTTTAGATGCGCTTGTTTTACGTCATATTGAAAACCCATAATTATTGCTCCTGTGGCTCTTCCGGAGCCTCTAGCCTATTTAGTAACATCTTGTACGCGGCAACCGTCGCTTGGGCTTGAATCAGGAAGGTTTGTGCCTTGTTTGACTCTTGCTCAAGCGATTGAATTTCCGCTTCAAGAAACTCTTTTGTTATCTGCATTAAGCAAATGTAGAGTAAGCGGGAACGTAGTAAACCGTGCCACCAATCATCACTTTAAGCACTTTAGCAACAGTTGTTACAGAAGTAGCTGTTGGTGCAATTGTCGCTGCTGGGGCTGTTTCAATGTTCATTAACAAAGGAATCTCACCGGTGTTTGTGCCGCTGTCAGTCACGCGAATAAACGAGGCTGTTGCTGGCAAAGTTGCATTAACTGTGTAAGCGGTGTCCAACTGAATAACAGCCAATGTGCCGCCTGGGGTAGCGTCTGAACCA